CTTTAACTGTAGCGATAATAACTGCTGCGTCTGCTTGCTTAGCGAACTCAGTGTCGTGGCTAGCATTACCCATACCATTTTTGATAGCTGTAGATAATGTAGAACGTGAAGCAACTACTTCTGCAAGCTCATCTTTAAGAGACTTGATAGTTTCTTCATTTTTGCCAACAACTTCTTGGAAAGCTTTTTCACTTTCTTTCATAGCTGCCGTAAGCTCGTCACGTAAAGACTTAGATGCCTCTGCTAACTCAGCTTTGCGAGCCTCTGCTGCTGCTTTTTGCGCTTCAGCTTCCGCTTTTTCTTTTTCTTCTTGTAGACGCTTAGCTTCTAATGCTTCTTCTACTGCTTTTTGGATCGCTGCTGAGTTATCAACAGGCTTTTGGTTATCTTTAGTAGACATATTTTCTTTTTCCTCGTTAGAAAGTTGTTCTCTGAAAGAGTCTTTAGCTCCTTTAGATAAGTTGAATATTGAATCTTGGTTGCACGGAATAGATACTACAGAGATTTCCGTAAGCTCCGCGTGCGTAATATAAAAAGTGTCAGTAGTAGAGTCGTAATCAGCATCTTTAATCCTGAAACCTACACTGAATGTCTTAAGAGTACCATCCTTTATAAGGCCGTATATGTCTCCTGCAGACTTGCTTATTTTTGCCTTAACCCTTAAGCCCATAGTTTCTACACTATGATCGATAACAGTACCGATAGGCTTGCTGTGGTCATGGTAAGCTAGGACGATTGGGTTTTTCTGAAAGTCTCTAAGAGAGTCTTGGTGTTCCCATGCAGCTGCAACAACTACATCGCCAGCCCTATCTTTCGAGATAGTATTGGCGAAACCCTCAATTATAAGATCTTCCGTATCATCCATTTGTTTAACTGTGTCTATAGACGTATAAAGCTTTTCTACTTGTTTACTTTTTAACATCTTTAGTCACCTTTTTAGTAGCCGCCTCTTTCTGTCTTACGATACCACAGTAGTTTTTATATTCAGAGTAAAACTTACTCCAATTACCAAACCTCTTATTGATATCTAAAACAGACACAGGTGACGCTACCGTAGCACTGTAAAGGCTTCTGTCGTCCGCTAGCTCTAGGCCGTGGACTTCGAATACCTTATGTAGTATTTCGGCTTTTGTCATATGTTATTCTCCATCATCTGAGGGGCGACCCCCTTCTTGTCCTGATACATGTGTTGCGGAGCCTGATATATTAGCAGGGAACCTCACTTCATCCATCCTAGGGTCATCTAATTTATCTAGCCTTATAGCTAGGCGACCCTCATTACCTGTCATTATTCCGTTGTTAACTAGCGAGGTGATCCTGTCTGCTTCCGCTTTAAGGTCCGGGCTAAGCGCTGGTACTTTGTGAGTCTTTGTCTCAATATCAAATGCGAAAAAATATTCGAAGCAACTTACGAACTTTCTTAACATAGGAAGTATAGTTAAATAGAATAATAACTCTAAGTTTGGCTTAATATTCGCGTTGTTACCGGAATTAAGTAATATAGGAGGAACTCCTAAGGCCATTGCAACCTTGTTCTCGTCTTCCGTAACCGCCTCATTAAAGGACATCTTTCGGAAGTCTGTATTAGCAATAGATTTTGCCTTTAACCCGCCGTCTAGTAACATCGGTGTGTTATTTGACGCTCTAGGGTTGTGGTCTCTTTTCCACTCGGCCATTTTTCTTTTCTTTAGTTTAGGGCTAAGGAAGTCGTCTGACTCTACTATAAGACCTATACTAGCTCCGTTATTAAAGAATGCCTTTCTAAAGTCTAGCATTTCTTCTCTACTGATTAGAGTAGACATAGAGGATAATATCCTAGAGTAACCACGTCTGCTGTCACGCAAACTGTTATCTGAGATATGTATTATTTCTTTTGGCAGGTAAGTAACGTCAGAGCCGTAAACATATTTAGTTACGTAGTCTGAACCCTCATGGTGTATAACCACGTCCTGCGCGGGTACTCGGTACATTGCAGTACCGTCAAAGTAAATGAAAGCGTTTCCATCAATAAGAAAGTCCATGATAAGTTGACGCCTAAACGTACTGATATCCTGGTCTATATTAGGCCTATAATTAAGAAGCCTATCGATAGTGCTAGCCTTTACCGAATTACCGGATTGCCCAGTGTACGGCAAAGTATTTTTAATATCAAAGTCTATTAAGGCTCCGTTATCAACTAAGATGTTGATACATCTATTGACTATCTCTACTAGCTCGTAAGCTCTATTAGTGCTTTCTAACTTGGATTGTGTGGATGGAGACTGACTACCCTCTCTTAGGTTAATCTGGTCGCCTCCTCTAAAGCTTTTCATTATGCTTTTGGTAATATTGTTTACAATAGACAATTAGCCTCCTAAGAATCTTTCAAATCTGTTACATTCTGAGGTAACGCCTATAAATTTTTCCCATCTATCCCCTAAGGCATCTTCTATTGGCTTCCCTGACATTCTCTTTACCCAATTGCGTTGTTTATCTACGGTAGATAAGCTAGGCTGTTTACCGTAGATACTGTGCAATTGAACGTGGTGTTTGTTACAAAGGGTAGCCATATCATCGACAAGTTCATGCCAATGTGCTTTATAGAATTCATCCCGCATCGCGAGAGCGTCCTCATCAGTTTTAAGTACTATACCGTTCCTAGAACAATATTGGTCTAGGAGAAGTGATACAGTATGATAGTGGTGTAATTCAAGGTCTTCAGAGATACCGCAAACCTCGCACTTATCACCCTTTTGGTACTTGGACTTTATTCCGTCACGTATATGCTTGGTAGCTGTACGTTTGTTAGTATTTTTTGCCATAACTCCCCCAATTCATGTGACCATTATATTAAATTCTCTCGTAAATGTCAAGAACCTTTTTATATTTGTTCCTAATAGACATAGCTGTATAGTGCGTACCTTAGGGCATCAGCTAGGTGAGAGAAGTCATCGTGTTTAGGCTTCGGTTTCAATAGGGCGTCATTCGGATCCCATCTATAGTTGTTCATTACCAGTATCAG